GATATTTGTTTATTTCGTCAAATGACAGCGCAACGTGGTCAGTGGCCTTGTGTCCTTGCTTCCGCAGATCGTGGATAGATGTACTTTTAAAAAGTTTCGCGGTTCGGTGTCTCTGTGAAAAAAGCAAGATAAAAGCATTGACAGGGTGACGTACATGCCACGCAATTTGGTGGGGTCTAAACGTCACTGAATTAACTTTTGCTAATTTAGTTTCAATGGTAAAAAATTTATTATTTTTGTTGTATCCCAACAGATCAGGAACGCCTGAAGTAGCCAAATTCTCTATCCTATCCCACACTATTTGAGGAGTAGATGACTTTAATTTTTTGATTAAATCTTTCTCTTTTTTCATCTAATAATTCAATTAACATGACAGTAAAATTTTTTCAAATTAATTTTATATTTGCCTTATTTAGAACATAATTGTATGGTTTTATACCATATATTAATGAAAGTAAAAAAGGAGAATAAAAATGTCAACTAGATCGTTAATAGCGATTGAACTACCAAATAGAGAAGTTAAATCTATTTATGTTCATTCAGATGGATATGTTGAGGGCAACGGCAAATTACTTGTCGAGCATTACGCAACATATGACAAAGCAATCAAGTTATTTGATTATGGAGATTGTTCATATCTTGGCGAAACTACAAACGAATGTAGTTTTTATAAAAGAGATTGGGACAGAGATAATCACGGAGATACCGCAACATACAACAACGAGTATTGTTTGATGTATGAGAATAGCGGTGCAACGATGATTGAATACATCTACATCTATAAAGGTGGAGAGTGGCACGTATCAAAAAGTAATTATATATCTAAATCTAAATTAGGTAAAAATGCTTATGATATTGGCCTAGTCTATTGGTCAAACTTTGAGAGAGTTATAGATCACAAAGACTATAAAAATAATAAGCCTTCTATGTCAGAGGTTGATATGCTTGGTCAAATAGGCAAAGCATTAAAACAAGCGGTAGGAGATAGCGGTTCAATGATCATGCAGGGAGCGAGATCAAAGGACAAAACTAATTAGTTCCCATGGGGGTGGCGATTAAGGAAGGTAGGGATAAGTTTTATTTAAACCGCGCCCTACACCCCCTTAACCATACAAGGAGTAAAAGCAATGGGTAGATACTATAATGGCGATATTGAAGGTAAGTTTGCTTTCGCAGTACAACCTAGCAATGACGCTGACAATTTTGGAGTGATAGGCACAGAGCCGTCAGTTCTTGAATACTATTTTGATGAGACTAATTTAGAGGACATAAACGAAGGTATTAAAGTATGTGAAGATCAACTTGGTGAATACAAGGATAAGCTAGACTATTTCTTCAAGGCCGTGAATGGTTTTAATGATGAGATTGTAAAAGATTGGTTTAAGAAAACATATAACGAAGATATGCCATCTGATAAATTCAACAAACTCTACGCTATTTTAGCAAGACTTGAATTAGGTGTTAAGATCAGAGATTGCGTTCAAAAAAATGGCGAATGTCAATTTACGGCAGAGTGTTAGATGTCAGTTTATAAAATTACATTTGTTGAGGAAACTACAAACGTTGTTTTAGTAAAAGCTGAAACAGAGCAGAAAGCAAAAGAGATAGTCAATAGTGGTGATTTTAGCGGTGATGAGGTTATAGACCGAGATCACTTTGAAATCACCAAAGTTCAGAAGGAAGTAAAATGAAAGATAAATTTTTTATTAAACTATTAACCAATGTAGGTAATGCCGATTTTAAACAAGACCCTACACAAAAAGTTTGGGGTACAGATGAAATTAAAAATATAGGTCATAAGAAATTATCAAAGCTACGTGATTTGGTGACGTTATACAGAGATGAAAATGATTTAGGCGGTGGCAATTTTATTCCGCCTAAAGTGTACAAGAATGATAAATATGTTGGATACTTCTCATACAACGGAAGATTTTGGAGAGAGAAATATCCTTTCCCACAACTAGAACAGGAGTTTGCTATATGACAGCAGGATATGGTTTTGGAATGCTTTTTGTTGGTATCTTAGCAATCAGTGTAGCTAGTATCATTATATTTTTTGTAGTGAACAGGCTCATAAAAGATAGGGAGTGGGAAAAAGGTTTAATGAAGTGCAAGAATGGACGTGAGATTGAAGAATTCTTACGAAAGAACTTGCCTAAAGAATAATATGAATTCTAGACGTAGAATAGGTAAGGTAGAACCTGTATCAAAGTTAGTAATTAATAACTTTAAACTAAAGGCCTCCTAAGATAGGCGTGGAGAGGTTGTTATGACCTCGCGCCTATCGGACTAAATTTAAGTGGAGATTAAAAATGACACAAAGAGATGATGGACACGACTACAGAGATAGCAAGAATAAGCAAGAACAATACGAAAGAAAGAAAAAAGAGAAGAGGGAGCAGGCACAGAGGCTAGTGGATAAATGGAATAGTTGGCAGTATGATGCCTATGAAAGCAATAAATCAACTTGGACAGATGAAGATGATAAAGATTGTAGGGCTATCTCTAAATTAATAAACGATAATGCAAACAACTTACAATAAAAAGGAGAAACATATGAAAAAGAAAAGTAAAAAAGACGACAAAACATACAAATTTATAATTAAATATATTGATAAATTTGATTTGTTAGTAAAAAGAGCACAAAAAGAAAAAAAAGAACTTAATCTTGATTTTAGTATTCATGCTTTAACTTCTGCTATTATGAGACAGATAGTTATGAATAATGTTATGTATTACGGCACTACTGATAAAATCAGAGAGACTATGCAATCATTATTAGATGATGAAGTAAATCATAGATATATACAAGCTAAAGAAGAAAGAGAAAGAGCCAAACTTAATTAAGTTTGATTAAAAGTTTTAGATATAATTTTTTTGTTAGATGTTCCTTTTAGGACTACTCTAATAGATGGTTGCCCAATGATTGTGGATTCTTGGACTTCAATACGTCTGATCTCTTCAAGATGTCCGTCTTCAGATTCCATAAATATACGGGCGTTGCTGACAGCGTTGCCCTTCGTGCCGTCTGTGAACTTGTCTAAATACTCTTGCAAATGCTTAACAAACATATTAAATTAACTTTAATTACATATAACATATTATGGAAAAAGTACCAGTACCAAAACCAAAAAGAGGGATCTCTAGACATCTCACCGAGAAACAGCGAAAGTTTGCAGAACTGCTGGTCTCACAAGCTGGTAAGATGACGGGCACTGAATGTGCTATAGAGGCGGGCTACCCGAAGGATACAGCGCGGGTAAAGGCATCTCAATTACAAAGTCCAAAATATTTTCCTGTGGTTTATAATTACATTGCAGAACTACGAGAAGAAGCAAGAAAGAAATACGACATATCTATGGACGGGCATCTGGCAGAACTAGCTAAAATTAGGGATCAGGCACTAGTCAGGAGATCGTTTTCATCTGCTGTAAATGCAGAAGTAGCAAGGGGTAAAGTTGGCGGGCTGTATGTTGATCAGAAAAAGATATTATCATTAACGGGCAAGATAGAAAATTTAGATGCCAAACAATTAGAGGACAAATTTATGAAGTTAGTATCAGATCACTCTACATTGATTGGTGAGGTGGATGTGAAACAAATTAAACAAAATCTAGAAGATACAGATAAGTCTAAAGATTAACCTTTTCCATTTTTAAAATACAACCTCTTGGAAATACATTACGATCAGAAAATAATTCATCACCCTGTTCATACGAAGCAAAAGTTCTAACATTTTTTTTATCTTTGTTAAATAGGTATGCTTGAGTAACCATTATACTTGGTTTGAACTTCATAAACTCTTCTGATGTACAATGCCCCGAATCACCCGTGATGTCGACCCACGTTATAGAATAGAAGTAATACTTCTTGTTCTTGATAACAACATGTCGATATTTAGATTTCTTACGTTTTGCAGCCATACCTTAAATTAGCACACAATGTTTAATCTATATAGTGGGAATATTTGACTAACCCAAATTTTTTATAAAAAAAACCTCACGCGCGTGACGGACTTTGTCCTCTTTTGTTACCAAATCTACCATGAATCTACCAAAAAAATACCATATTTTTGTACCTAAACTATTGATTTTATTACATTTTTTGTACCATGGTAACAAAGGTAACACAAAATATTTCAAATTTTTTTTGAAAAAAAATATCACTCAGGATTTCCCACTATATGTATCTATCTTTTCTGCCATAATTTTGACATAATCGTACCATTTATTTTTATAAACCTCTTTCATTTCTTTGTCATTTGCCTTATCATATGCCGTTTTAAAATTACCAAGTTTCCGCATATCCTCTTTCCATTCACCGTCCCCGAACCCCGAACCTCTATTGATCTGTGCTATTTTCGTTATGTTTATTGTCATAATATTGCTCCAATCTCCGTTGCCATTTGTCTTTAAAGTCCATGAATCGTTGTCCACTGATCGTGAAACGTTGATACATGCCATCTTTTGAACACATTAAGATCACTCCTTGGTTAATCTTTGTGTCGTAGATCTTGTTATGCGCTAAAGCATACGCTGCTAATTGTACAAAATAATCGTCTATCCACTCTTCTCTCTTAGGTTTGTTGGTCTGTTTAAAGTCTATAATACTATCTTCACCCATGTATCTACCGCAAACATCGGTAGTTCCTGCGTATTTACCAGGATAATACAAAGTTGCTTCACATCCCCATATCTCATGCAAGTCTTCAAATCCATACTTTATAATCTCTAAGGCCATTTTCTTAGCCTGTACCCCTACATCGGTCAGATTTTCGTGTCTAAGGCCTGTTTTAAGGCTAATAAGGTAGTGTTCTAGATAGTTGTGCATAGCAGTCCCACGTTTAGAAGCATCGTTCATTATAGAGTCTGCCTCTTTTTCGCCAACCTTTTGCCGCCATCTAGCCAAACTTTCTTTCTTTTCCTCTGATTGAGTTTGTGCTATGATCGTGGTTACAGATGGTAACTTATTATCATTTATATCGTAGTGTCTTCGACCCATGACTAGAGATCTACTGCTCTTTGGGTACTTATACCTCTCATTCCATCTAGTTTTCACTTTTACTAAACTCCGTAATAATCCATCTTACCGTTGAAGTTGTCGGGTCAAACCCATCAAACTTAGTTCTTGAGCAACCACTCAAAACAACCATCATTGTTAGTAGTGAACATACTATTGTTACTGATAATATATATTTCATTTCTTTCTCCTTTTTCGTTTCTTTGGTATAAAACAAACTTCTTTATCTATATCATAATAAATAATATTTATGATCCGATGCCCAACTCTTTTTCTTCTGGGGAGTCTGGATATTTTCGTTCCATCCTTTCTATAACTTTGTGTCTTAACATCCCACAATTTAAGACTCCTGTTACGACTATCAATAGTGATAATATCCACGGCTCCGTGATTCTGACAACATTTGAATACGTAAAAATCACGCTTTTGAAAATATAATACAGCAGAGTTCTCACTATAGTCACCTTTTAACCTTACATTTTTCGGCATGATTCTCTGATTCCTCTAACTTTATCACGCCCATAATTAACCGTTTCCTCAGTAATATCAACCTCACCTTCACTATTACAATAATCACAATCTACTTGTTTATCTGTATCTCTTGAACCACCAAGATAACCATTACCACTACACTTAGGACAGATTATTTTAAGCATCAGTTCATTTTGTTTTTTCTATTGTGATGTGCTTTTTGTTTTTCAAGCAACCACACAATAGTCTTTGACACTGACAAAGGTACTTCAAATATCTTACTTTCTCCTAACGTTTTTATTTCTTCATATGCTACTTTCGGTATTGTTACACTTTTAAAATTTTTTCTTGCCATTATTCTCCCTTTATATTTTTACTTTAAATTACCATACTATAACATGTGGTCAAGTTTTATTTTGACTTTGTGTTTAAATTATGGCAATGTAGATATTCCCACAACAAGGAACGTTTAAGTTCTACCCTCGCACATTTATGCTCCCTCTCTTATCATACAGCGGGGGTAGTTTAAGTTTTTAATTCTTTTACTGGTTTTTTTGGGGTTAGAATTACTTCTTCAGATAAACAATTAAATTTAATATACATGTCATATTTATTTACATCTTCAGGGCCAAATTCTATTATCTTATTTTTGCCTTCTTCATATCCTTTGATCATGCAATCATAAGCTGAATTAAATTTCTCTTCAAATACAAAAGGTTGTAGACATGTATTTGCTGCTCCCGAACAGATGTATAATACCAATACAAATAGTTTCATTATCTGCCCTGGCCTCTGTACATTTTTCTAGAAAATTTTTTGTTTGGTTTTTTTGCGTGTCTTCCAGGTCTTTTTTTCTTTGTTGAACCTTTATAATTATTTACTCCATACTTTGGTTTTTTAGCCATTGTCTATCATCCTCTGTCAATTTTAAATATTTTATTTCACCATTTATATGTTGTTTAGTATCTTCACCACAAGTTGTGCAACGATAGACTTCACTAACAACAGCAATTAACAAAGTGCTCTCTCCACAATGTGGACATTCTCCTGCTGCAGTATCGATATAAAAATTTAATTTTCCAAACATAATTATATCTTATCTAATTTCTTACGATCATACAATTTTTTATTTTTAACTATTCTCTGTTTATATTGTGGGGTGCGAACTTCTTTCGCATACTTATTTAATCTAGCGTCTCTAAGTTTCTGTGCAAATTTATTGAGATATGATAAGTTTCTTAATAGATTTTGAGCCATCAATATTATCCTCTAATTCTGCATCACCCTTCCAACATTTGTATGTAACTGATTCAGAAAAAGTTCTTTCCGCTTCACGTTTTCCGCGTAAACATACGGCCATTGATGGTTGCAAACGAGCCTCTTTGATCTCTCCGTTTACAAACATTAATAATCCTATGACAGCCTCTATCATTGTCCGTTACCATTTGTGTATTTCATCTCTCTGTTGGCATCTTTTAATTTTTCAATATCAACTAAAACTTTATCCATTTGTCCTCGTAAAAATTCTATATTGACTTTATTCAATGCCATGTTTTCTATGTGCGCGTTTAATTTATCGGTGGTCTTGTAAAGATCTTCGATCATCATAAATTGTTCGCTATCTGCAGGTAACGCTCCAAGTTGACCCCGTGGCCACTTAATTCTAAACTCTGTATTCTCTTCTAAATCTTTTTCCATTAATTCTAATCTTGTACTATGTTGATTAAGTTTTTCTACCATTTGAAAATAGCCCATGGTGCCAAGAGCAACGATGATTATCAGAGAGGCAACCGTCTTCATAGGCATCTGCACGGCTGCCGACTCCGATATGGTTAAGGGTTTTTTACTCATAAATTATTTTGACCAAAGCCAATCTTTGACTTTTTTAAAAGGCCAGCAGATTATTTCCCAAATCTTGCAACAAATTCTTTTACATTTTTCCATCATTTTTTCTTCTCCTCTATTTCATAGAAGAACTTGTCTGTATCTTCTGTACGCCAAGCCCTACTATCTTCCACGTTCCATTCATTTGTTTGCACTTTCTTC